GCGGGTTGGTCGTGGCCACCGGGATCGAAGTCGTCTGGATCGGATTGCGAACGTGGAGATCGCCAAAATGCGGCATGAACGCGTTCACGCCAAGGCGATAGCCGTCCCAGCACCCCATGAACACGATCGGCCGGCCGCCGTCGCGCACTAGAATTTTGTATGACTGGATGCCTGCAGTGACGTTCAGATGGATGCTCTCACGCCACGATAGACTGTCCTGGAAAAATTCGTCCAGCACCGTATAGAGCGCAGTCTTGATGCCGCCGCGCGACGTGCCGGTGCACTCAATCTCGACTTCATCCAGGAAGTGATCAACGTCGACTTGTTCCAACATGACTGATCAGGCAGCGTTAATGCTGCGCGCTCCCTGGTCCTGGGGTGCCGCCCTGGATTGGTGGCGGCGTAACGCCGGTCAGAATGGCATGGAAACTGGCCATATATGTGGCGGCGCGCGTGTCGTTCACGTCTTCGGCGTCCTGCTCGTAGACCTGCCACACGATACCATGCACGAAACCAAGCCGGAACGAAACCTCGATCGGAACGTATTCCTCGCTGTGCTCGCTGTAGTGTGGCACCTTGCCGTGCGACCGCACAAAGAAATCGGCGCGGAGCCGGCGCGCTTCAGCGAGCGCCATGTTGAGCGCTTCGATGATCGAGGCGTCAGTATAGCGGTACGGCTTGCGTTTGTCCTGCAGGAGCCTGCGGGCCGCAGTGACATAATCCGCTACTGACAAGAGATCATCGTCCATGGCACGCTCTCTGCGGAGATTATGGGCCTTAATCACCGCAAATCCGTTAATAAAAACGAAACGGGCGGGGCATCACCCCCGCCCGCTAACACTCGCGTCTCCACCCCCTAAGATTACGAGGCGGGCGTAACCTGCGACTGAACCAGCGCGCGTCCGTCGACCACATTATAGCCGTACACCTGCAGGCCGCGAAGGATTTGCCCGAAGGTCAGTTCTGAGCGAAGGGTTTCCACCTTGCTGATCTGGCTCGCGAACGTCAGTCCGTGAGCGTGACCCGCGTAGATCGGCCATTCGCCGGCATTGAAGTGCGTGCTGTCCGAGCCGTTGTTCGGCAGCAAGTTGCTGATGTAGATGGTGAACCGGTCCACCATGCCCAGCCGGCCGTTGCGCAGCATAGAGACGCTGTCACCGGACAGGTAAGCCTGACGGAGTTCCGATTGCTTGATCATGCGGCCGGCCCACGCCGGCATCACGACCCAGCGGCCCACTTCAGGGATATTCTGCTCGTCGAGGACCTGCCCCATACGGAGCAGCACGTCGAGCAGTTCCACCTGACCTACGCCCGGATTGCGGCCCACGACGCCGAGGGGAGTGCCCTGTATGCCGAGGTTGAGCGATCCGGAGATCGCGCCCGCAGAGGCGCCCTGGTTCTGGGCAACCATCTGACCATAGATACCGTCGAGCACGTCGCTGTCGACGGCGATTTTCATCTGCTGGGCAGCATCGTCCGACCACATGGACAGGATATTGAGGTCCGACTGGACCTCCATAACATCGTCCAGGATGACGGAGAAATACTTGCCGTTGCCGATGTAGAGTTCCACGGTCCCACCCGTCGGACGGTCGAGGCCAAGCAGGCCGTCGGCGTCGTAGTTGTGGATCGTGATAGTGGGCTTCGTCCGGATTTTCACCCGGTCGCCCTTGTTCTTGATCTCGCCCTCGTAGTCGGTATTCGAGATCGCAGCAAGGACGGTGGACGCATAGAACTTCTCCACCAACTTGCCCGACCAGATTTCAGGGATGAACCCTGTGGCCTGCAGGTTGTTTCCGCTCGACCCAGTCGGGTAGATCGGGGGTGTAGAGAGAGCCGTGGCGCCCGGGAATGCACCGCTAGGAATAGGCATAGCACGTTCCTCAGTTACGAGGATCGTGTTGATCCTCGTGGTTAACGGACGCGACCGTCTCGCTGTGCATCAAAGATGCGCTGTTCGTCCGCCTTCCGAGCGTCCGGCCTACCTGCGTAGGCACCGATACCCTCGTTGGAGTAGAACCAGCGAATATTGTCGCGGGTGAAAACAGGTTTGTCCGCCGTCGCACTCGTCGTGCTCGCCGGATGCGCTCTGCCAGGGGTCGACAAAGTTTCCAGGGGAACCGCTGGGGCGCGGAACAGAGCCGGATCGGGCTGTGCGCCGGGCTGCGGGGCTGGTAACTGGCCCGTAGCTTGTTCGTCAGAGACGAACCCTTTGAAGAACGTCAAGACCCGAGGGGCATCGGCCCGTCGGAATGCGTCCATCAACAGTTCTCGCTTTACAGCACCAGAGTAAAGATCGCGTAAAGCCAGCCACGCCTTGAAGCGCGGGTTCATATTGATGGCCCGCCAGTCCGGCATGTCGCCATCCAGCCGCTCGTAAAGAGTGGCCATCGTATTTTGCTGAACTTGCTGGGTCAAACGCTGTGTGCGCTGCTCGACCTCGGACACGATCGGCGCCACCGCTGACTGCGCGGCACGGCGGACAACGTCGATCAGTTCAGGGCCGAATGTCTTTTCGTCCTCGGCTGTCAAGAGCGGAACCGGCAGGGAGCGCGTCTGCGGCGCCCGGGTCTGCGCCAATTGGGTATGCCGCACGACTTCATCGCCAAGCTGGCTGACTTGACCTTGTAGCTCGTTGATCATGCTCTGGCTCTGATCGAACCGGCCCTTCATAGCGCTATAGCGCGCCTGCCAGTCCACATCGGGTGCCGGGGCGGCCTCAGGTGCGGGCGCCGTTACAGGCGCTGTAACAGGAGCCAGCGCAGGCTCAGGAGCCGCCGCGGCGACGGGCGCGGCCACAGGCGCAGGAGCCGGCGCGGCGACAGCCACAGGGGCCGGCGCGGCCTCAGGTGCGGGCGGCGTGTTATACGCCTGAGCGTGGATCGCCTCGGCGCGCGCAGCAGCAGCTTTTACCGCGGGAGGAACAGGAACATCGGGATCGATCGGGGCAAGATGGGTGGGGGCCATAATATTCTCCTTGGCGTCCGTGGCCTATGGCGACGGAGACCGCTGTTGTGGACGTTCCGATAGATGGCACTCCCGGAAGGCCCTGAGAAAAGCACGCGCCTGTCTGGCGCGGCCCTGCATTTCAAGCACGGCATCGGGTGGGGCTTCCACCGTCATGACTACGACTTCGGCCGTATAGTTTGCCAAGTCGTTAACGCAGTCCTGAAAAATCGATGGGTCGATCTTACGCAGACGATTAAGCGTCTGCATGAGGGGGTTCAAACCTTGAGCCATTACTGCCCGTTTCCGCTCCAATCACCACTTCCAAGGCCACCGGCGGCGGGCGGCATGGGCATTGGCATCGGGGCTGCCTTGGCGTAATTATTGATGGAGTTCGTCGCCGGCTTCTGCAGAGAAGTCAACGTATTGCGATCGGGCATGGGCGCTTGCTCAGAGCCCTTTCCCTTGTGTTTGTGGATCGCGCCACCTTTCGACAGAGGGGTCAACTGGTTCTTGAAGACCATGGCCTTAACTCAGTTGCCCGGTGTCGCCGAAACTTGACATACCGGGGGATGGGGGCTGCTTGCCGTAATCACGCGTGCCAGATGCGGCAGGCTTGATCCGCGGAACAGGGGACTGGCGCAGACTCTGGGGGCGAGACCCGAGCACGAAATCCGGGCGAATGCCCGGCGTGGGGACGTTCTTGTGTCCCCCTTTGCCTGCTTTGATCGCGAGACCGCCGGCCATGGCTTAACCCCGTGGCGCCGTGCAGCCATCCTGCGCAGGCGTGCTGGGGCGGAAACCGAACATCTTACCTTTGCCGCCGGACGCAAAATCGGCGCCGGGAGCGGATGTTTCAGTATGGGCAGTTCCGCCGGGCTTCTGCTCGCCAGCCGACTGTTCACCGAACATCTTCGTGTCGCCGCCCTCGGCAAACGTCACGTCGTGCGAACTCTCGTTGCGGTCGACTTTCTTGGCGCCGCCCTTACCCTTGAGTTCAGCAACGCTGCCGGTATCCTTGACACCGGACTTGAAACCATTGGCCATGGTCGTCTCCCAAATCGGAAGGTGATATTCACCTGGATTTGGGTGTACGACGCGAACGTGAAGAACTGCTTAACTCACGCGCGATGAAATCGCATCCAGCGTTTGATACCGGCACGGGGACCAGGGTGTACGCTTTTTCCGTTGATGCGAACAAACAGGTTACGCACGCGCCGGTGAGCGAGGCCTTTTGGCGCATACCATGCCGCCAGGACACGGGCCGGCGACTTGTGCAGAAACTGCGCCACCGTGACAGATTTGGTCATTTTGCGCTCCATTGCATATAGCTCGCGTGGCATTCACGCATCCACTTCGGATCGAAATTTCCCGTGCCGCGGCCGAGATTGACCCCGACGATGCCAGTGTCCCACACCCCCGGCGCGTTAGGATCAAACGGCTTGCCGCCATCCTGACCGGGGGCGCCCCAGTAGCGCGTGTCGTCAACCAGCGGAATGCCAGCGGCCGCCATCGCGCGACCAGCGGAGCGATCGGGATAATCGATGATCACGTCCTGCGTGAGTAACGCATCGATCGCCTTCGCACTCAACCAGTAACCGCACCCGCCGCAATGGTTCTCGTTGGGGGCCTTGGAGCCGACGTAGTCGTGGTTCTCGAAACCGCTGGCGAGCATCCGCGGGATGATCCGATAACAGTCGGGCGACGAGATATAGACGAAATCATAATAGTGCGCATAGGCCCATTCGTAAGCCATGCGCTCTTTGAATACGACATTCCCGAAATCATCTGGTGTATCGACCCATAGTTCATCTGGCAGGATCGACTTGCAGGGACGCCCCACGATAAACTTGTAAGGGACCAGACTGCCCCACTCCCGCAGCCACGTATCGCGGCAGGCTTGGTTGGCGCCGTTATGGCGATCCCGGTCGCACGACGTGATTAGGTGCAACAGGTTCATGGCCCTCTCCACCCATCCCGCACGAGGATCGCCGATCCACGCATAGATGCGATCGGCAAAAGAATGGTGCGTGGCTCATGCTCTATGAAATTCTTGACAGCATCACGGACTGCAGGAATGTCTGCATAGTCGTCCACGACCATCACTTTACGAGTGAACGGCCAGAAATTGATCATGTCGCGCAGCGCACCTTCAAGCGAGTGGTCGGCGTCAATATGAACAAGGTCCGCCATTGCAAGCGACGGGAGGTCTTCTGTTTGCGTGTTACAGGCAACTGTAACAATCGGCGCCCCCGGAAAATATTCGCGCAGATGCTTCTCAGCCCATTCTCGCGGCTTGCCTTTGTAGGGCCCCCAACTCGGCTCGTCAAAGTCCAAGCCGACATACCGCGCCGCCGGCGATGCCAGCAGGAACGAATGCGCGCCGTAGCCAAATCGCACCCCAATTTCCAGGATCGAGGTCGGCGCCACCATCTTGGCGATCGCATATTTGGTCCGGTATTCTGCGTAGAACGCCCATGTGCGAAAATTCCACGGGTTCGTATCCTCTGGATGCAGCACGCGCTCGCACCAATCCTCGAATGAGTAAAACGTGCTCATAGCCACTTCTCCAAATACGTTTGTAAAAGAGTAACGCGGGTTCGATTTTCAATCAAGCCTAAATCGGTATTACATTGCAAACACAAGATATCTCGAAGTTTTCCTGTAATATGGTCATGGTCAGTCGCCCAAGGCCCAGTTCCTGATCCACATACCGCACAGCGATTGCCTTGTATATTAAAGCGTTGCTCCCATTCAGGTATAGTAAGGCCATATTTTTTCAAAAGATGCTTCGCGCGATCCGCAGCTTTAGCATGATCCGGGTGTTTATTGCGCCAAACTGCAGCGGCTTTCCGACGAATTTCGCGTGCGCGCTTAGGATGGGCTTTTCGCCAACGTTCTGCTGCAGCCCGACCGCCCATCAATAGTTCTCATACATAGAGGCGTCATGGTCGGCTTGATACCAACGAATAGGCAGCCGGTCCGTCTGCTCAACGCGAGCAAGCGTGTTCACTTCCCAAGTGATGTTCTTCGTGGCACTCGCATGCAAAAGCGCCATCGCTTGGATCAAATTCTTCAGTGGACCGATATTGCTGCGCGGAACAACCATAAGACCACCGCAAAACCGCCAACAAGGCTTATCGTCACGAATATCGGCTCGTTGATGACATCCAGGGATCGCGAAATCACCGCGGCGAATACGCGATAAAAAGACATTCATACCTCCTGTAGACCAGCGCGGGATATGCGCCAAACCATAATCAACCCATACGAACGTGTCCGGCTCCGGGTCCATCTTTGCCGCGTCGAAAAGCCACTGGAACTTTTGGTGCTGCACACAATGATACGGCAGAGTATTCTTCAGGCCGTTGTCGTCCACCGACCACGTCGGGGCAAACGGGAGCGCCGCGATCATCTGATACAGCCACGTCGACGTGACGTTGGCATAGAACGGCTGGACCGGCACGCGTAGCTCGCGCAGCTTCTCCCCAAGCGCGCCGTATTCCTCGGGTGGCCGCGGATGCTCAGCAAGCGGGATGTAGCCTGTCACGACCTTTATTTTACAGGCCATGCCAGCATCCTTTCAACGTCCGTGTCGAGTATCGTTCCCAAACGGGCTTCCTCGTCTTTGAACCCATACGAGATCACCAGTCGGCTCGCGTCAAGCCACGTCATACCAGCAGCGAACTCGATAACGCGATCGTTAAACACGAACGGCTCCGACATGCGTTGGAGTGCGCCTTTATCATCATACCAGACAAACCGATGCCAGTAGTAGCGTTTGGCGCTGCCGGGAAGCTGGCGGGCTTCATGAACTACTGACAACCAACCGCCTCGGAACATCACAATCTGCGTGCCGCCGCGGAGATCAATAGAGTGCAAACCGGTATCATGGATCGCTTCGGTGGCCCCATACTTGTCAACCACAAGGCCCGGCTGATACATGAATTTCAACGTGCTACCGCGAACCCACGGCGACCAGTTCTTTTCGGCCACACGCGGCTCGCGCAACATGCGTGTGAACCGTAATCCGATCCGCGGGTCGCTGTCCCAGTCTTCGATCTGAAATCGGACTTGCTCGCATTGACCATCGCGTGCGATCTGGCGCACCGTCGCAGAACCGTGTAGCTCCTTTCCCCATTCAAACAGCCGCACATCCTCAAACCCGACCACCAACGGAAACTCAATCGCCATATGCACCGGGGGTTTGATTTCCTGGGCGCCGGCGACCGTCAAATCTGGAAGAACGCGAAGCAGCCAGTTACGTGTGTTGATCGGGTTCTCGGCGTTCGCATTGCAGCCGAGCGTGCCATCATCGTATACGCCGCGAACCAGATAGCGCCCCTGCTCGTCCATGCGGTAATTCACCGTACGCATGTTCATCACAAGAGAGCCGTTCATCGTCGTGATCGACGGGTTCATGCAGGTCCAGCCCTCAACCGGGGGCACCCAGTCGATCGATCGCCATGTGAACGATGGACAGTGCTCGACCAGCGGCTTCAAGTAGTAGAACATATTGTTGCGCGCCGTTTCACGCGCCTGCCCATACGGCGTCTGCATGGTGGCTAGCTTGTACGTCGCGTTGGCGCCGGCCTTTTCCTTGCCCGGAACGTAGAACCCAGCAATCGACACTTCCTCAAGACAGCCCGTTTGGTAGACCATGTCGTTGACAAAGAGCGCATCTTTGCTGGGAGGGATCGCAACCCCGGTTTCAGCAAAGAGGACCGCCAACGCGTTCTCACCTTTCTCTCGGAAATACTTGGCGAGATCGTAGATGCTCTCTGCCCGCGAAGGGCGCATTTGATACGCCTTCATCGTCTCGGTTACAAAGGCGTCATATTTTCCCATGGAACGCAAACAAGCGGCATAATTGCACTGGGCCTGCCAGACTTCCTCGTCCCACCCGCCGGCCGCCACGCGCCGTTTATACCATGCGGCTGCACTAACAGGGGCGCCAGCATCCCGATATGACTGCGCCAAATAGAACATGTAGCGCTCGTTGTTGGGTTCAGCGCGCAGACCCTCCTTCAACAGGCGTACGTCGCGCTTGAACTTGTCCACGCGATTAGAGCCATCCGCATGATCGAGGAACCAAACGGCAAGTTCCGGCAAACAACCGGCTGTCTCCACATCCAGATATTCATGTGTGACGCCGCGGTACTGACCGAACTGATCCGCCTTCAGGAGGCGCCTGTTTTGGTAATGCACAGCGCCCGCATACTGATAAATGTCGTAGGAGGGACCAGTGAGGCCGTCGAATACCTGCGGATCGGAAACTTTGAGTTCCATATCGGCATCGACCAGCATCAGATAATCGAACGCTTGCGTTTCACACCAGACCGCACGCGCGTGCGCGAGCGCGGCATTGCGCGCCTGCGAGAAGTCCACGAACTCAGTATCGAAAATCTGACAGGGGATGTGCTTGGCTTCGCAGAACCGTTCGATCTTGCCTTTGGTATCGTCAGTGCTGCCCGTGTCGACCATAACGACGTAAGCAAGGAAGGGAGCAACGCTTTCTAGCATGCGTTCAATGCGGTCAGCCTCATTACGAACAATTCCATTCAAACAAAAACGGACCATGGAAGTCTCCTTCACATGGTCCGTTAATACCGTCTTGCACGGGGGGCGTCAAGTATTATGCGTTGCCACCGCGTTGACCGGGCGCGATCGTGAGAACGCCGTTGTTATTCCAAACAGCACCCGGTATCTGCGGGTTGGTTGTCGGCGGGATAAAGTTCGAGTTCGTCACCGGACCTATCGAGCCAATCGGACCATTGTAGACATATGACCCGGTAAACGCGCCGCTAGGACCCGTCTGAGGAACAAATAAGGCGCTGCCAGTGGAACCAGTGGCGCCCGTAGGACCAGTCGATCCAGTTGAACCCGTCGGACCAGTCGCGCCAACAGAACCAGTTGGGCCTGTAAGCCCAGTCCCTCCCGTCGGGCCAAGCGGCCCTACAAAATATGGCAAACCCTGGAAGCCAGTCCCACCAGTGATACCAGTTCCACCTGCAGAACCAGTATTTCCCGTCGCACCGGTCGAACCTTGCGGGCCGGTATAGCCCGTAAAGCCAGTCGGACCGCGCACGCCGCCGGCGGGACCCTGCGGTCCTACGTACTGGAACGTGCCTGTGAAGAACGGGCCGGTTTCACCCGGGTTCGCGAGCGGGGTGACAACGACGGTCAACGTCCCACCGGTGGAGCCGGTCGGGCCAGTATTCGTGTTAGCCCCGGCATGGCCGGCTAAACCGGTCGGACCAGTGATCGAGCCAGAATTGATGGCCTGCACAACCTCCAACAGAACCGCCGGGATGATATTATCATCGTACGTCGACGGCTTATTCGTCGGATTGAGGATCGGGCCACTCGGATTGCTTGCAGGTTCGGTCATGATTTTACCCCGCCGAAATCGTTAGCACACCAGCGTTGTTCCACACCTGTCCCACGACGTGTGGGTTCGTTGTGGGCGGCGTGAACACAAAGTTGCTGGACCCAGTTGGGCCAGTAATTCCTGTAGCGCCGGCGGCACCTTGCGGGCCATTCGGACCGGTGCTCGCAGTCGGGCCTGTATTACCTGTTGAGCCCGTAATGCCCGTTGGGCCAGCTTTGCCGGTAGACGATCCGGTTGGCCCTGTTGGGCCGGTTGCGTTGTTGCCCGAATTAAGACCGGTCGGACCAGTCGGGCCTGTGTTCCCCGTCACGCCGCCCGAGCCCGCCGCGCCTTGGGGGCCGGCGAAACCAGTCGCGCCGGTAACACCTGTAGCGCCTGCAGAGCCGGATGCGCCTCCAATCGGCCCAGTTGGGCCAGTATACGATCCAGTTGGGCCTGTGTTTCCGGTGGCGCCGCCGGGCAAGCCAGTAGAACCAGTCGGCCCCGTGGGACCACTGATACCACCCGCATTGAGCGCAGCAATGACCGTTCCCAGAACTTCAGGGATCAGGTTCGGATCATAGTCCTTGGACGCGAAAAGACTGTTTGGGGCATTCGCCATGATCACACCTTACGTGCCCGGTCCGTTCGAGACCGTGAGAACGCCATTCTTGTTCCACACTTGTCCCGTAACACCGGGGCTCGAAGTCGGAGGAATGAAAATGTTTCCAGGCACATTGAGGCCAGTCGGACCCGTGGGACCGCTCGCACCAAACGCGCCAACGATGCCGCGCGAACCAGTTGTTCCAGTGGGGCCCGTGTAGCCCGTTTTGCCCGTGTTCCCAGCAGAACCGGTTGCCCCCGCCGTGGGGCCAGTCGGGCCCGTCGGGCCAGTCACGCCGGCGTTCGGGCCAGTGTTCCCAAATGGACCGGCAGAACCAGTCTGGCCAGCGAAACCAGTGATACCGGTCGGTCCAGTATTGCCCGTGTTGCCAGCCCAGCCAACAGAACCTTGCGGGCCTGTATTCGAGCCGGTAGCGCCGGTCGGGCCGGTAATTCCAGCGCCTGCGGCGCCCGTGGGACCAGTTCCAGAGCCCGTTGCGCCAGTGGGACCACTCGCCCCACCTGCAGTGCCATTTTCAATCGCGGCGACGACTTGCTGCAAAAAATTGCCGACCGAGTTTCGGTCAGCATCGTAAGAGCCAGTTACACCGGTGAATGACATGGCGCGTTCCTTGAAACGATCCTTTGCACACTAGGGACGACTGGTTGCGCTTTCCTTAACTGGGCGCCAGAACGACGGAGGACACCGCGCGACAAGATCGGGTGGGATAATGAACGGCCGATTGTCGTGTCGGACAGTCGGCATGAGAGCGTGCAATCCAGGCGTCGATAGTTCTTGATCAAACTCAGCAGCCCCTGGAATAGGCAGTATTGCATTAAAATCATAGTCCCATTTCGGAAGATCGAGCAAATTAGTCAATCCATCCATAACCGCCTGTGGATTGCTCGCGAGCGCACTGTATTCCAGCACAAGCATGTTCTTTTTGTGGGGGCCATAGAACGCATCGCGCAATGCGTCATAAGCGAACCGTAACACCGCCCCAGGCGCCATAAGTGCATCATATCGGCCATAGACCGTCAAATTGGAGACGCCGGCGTATATCCTGCTGGGATTGAGGGCGCCTTTTCGAAAAACCTGCTCGAAACTGTCTACGATTTCAGGGACAGGGCGGACCATCGCGATCACCCGCGCGTCTGGATATACCGTTGCAAGTAAATCCATATTTGCCGTCCACCGCCGGCTATTATCAAATACCCAAGGACGCGCATCACGATAAAATGCATCCATGATCCCGCGTACGACCGCAGGCCGATCCCCGAATGCAAAAAAAGAGTGCGCCTCATTTTGATCACCCATCGCAGTTACAGCATCTGTAACAACGTGCCCGATAGGCGACATGATCGAAGCGTGGATTTGAGGGTTCTGACGCAAAATCGAAGCGAGCAAGGTCGACCCGGAACGTGGAAGCCCGCTAAGAAAATGCAACCGCTGCATCGACCTTATCCTACACCAGCACTGATAGGCTTTGCACCAGGACCCGGCGGGTGTCCAGTCAAATTAGTGGCTGGTCCAAGTCCCTGGCGCACGAGCGCGCTGGGCTGAGACCCTTGGCTTTGCGCCGCGCGCCGGGCCATGTCGCCGCCAGGACCCAAATCCATGGACGAGTTATTCGTTGTCGGTTGCGGGGGAGCCCCTGGGATAGCCCCGGGCGCACCGCCGCCGGCCGCCGGCGTACCGATATGGGTAGGCATCCCTTCCGGCATACCGATCTGTTGAGCAATATCGCCAGCCGTAAGTTCGGTGGCGATCCGCTGCACACCAGCCTGGACGCCCGCATTGACGCCCTTTTCGATCATTTGCGTGATCGGCCCGCTGGCTTGCTGCTGTTGCTGCTGTTGCTCCATCTGTTCCAGCTTGTCGTCGTTCGGGACAACGTTCTCACCGTTAAGACCGATGGTTTGCGACACGGCGCGCAGCACTTCGCCGCGGCCCTTGAGCCCCATAATGTGCATGTCCGTCGGGTTGTTCGTAGCTTGCAAGAACTCGATCTGGCGCTGCCGGATCGTCTCACGCTGGATGGCCACGTTCACGCCTTGGACCGTAATCCGTTCCTCGCCGGTCAAGATGCCTGTCGTATCCGTGAGCATGATCAAGTCGGCAAGTTGCATCAGCGCCGGCTCCATCACATCGCGATCGATGTTCGCGCTCACCGTCTGAAGAATTTTGCTCGCATTGCCCATGAGCATGGCGAGACCAGACGCGGTGCGTCCCGCACCACCACTGGCACCTTGGCCGCCAACGTATTTCGGGATCGCGGACACGTCATCGGCTATCTGGATCAATTCCTGATATGCCTGCATCAATTGCTGGACGTTGCTCGCCGGCATGAAGAAGCTGACCGGCGGCTGTCCGACGTTGCCGAGCGGGTCGTTTCGAATGTGCCAGCGCTTCCACGGATACAGGTCATCCGTGTTTTCGCCGGGCGTCATGCGATCGTCGTTCACAACCACCTGCGGCCCTGACGAGATCGATAGGTTGTTCACAAGCGAGCGCAGACAGGCGTTAGCCGCTTCCTGGATATCCCCGAGCAGATCGCTCAGAGAGTTTCCGACGGGCGTACCGGGGACTTTTTCGAACGATGTGATGAAATATGGGTGACGTTGTCGAGGACTGGGGGACAGATTAGCCTTGATGACATGGCTGCCAATACACCACACCTGAACATGATAGTCGCGCAGTTCATCAGGCACCGCGAGACCATAATCCTGAAGAATGCGCCCTTGAACATTGCCGTTGAACTCCATCATTGAGATCAATCCGGACCGGTTCCAGGCCGGGTTCTCTCGGCTTTCAAGGATCGCGCGCTCGGCGTCGGTCGTGTCCCAGTTATCATAGAGGCCGCCGCGGCCGTATTCATCGAGGACCGCGCGAACCTCGTCTTGATTATACCCGGGCAGATCGAGCATATCGTTTAGTTCGGCCCGCGTAAGCCGGGATTTCTCAATCGTGTTCCCGTTCTGGATATCCGAGACGCCGGGCGTGAACCAAAAATCGAAGGGCGAAACCCGTTCCCATGTAAGCCGCGGCTTCTGCTGGATTTGCGGCTGTCCACCGCCCGGCGGCCAGATGACTTCTGGCATGACGCGCACGACGGGGCCTTTCAACACCGCGAATGGGAAGATCGGCAAGTCAACCAGGAACTCGGCGAGGGCGTTATAGAAGCTACCCTGCCGCAGCATATCCTCAATCTTGTCTTCGCTGTCGCGCGCCTGCTCGCGGGCCTGCTTTTTGGCCGCATCCATCGCGCTATCCATGAGCGCCATTTTGCGCTGCTGCACGTCCTCGGGCTGCGGCGGCGACCCCTTCTGCTGCTGCACCAATTGGGTTTCCTGCTGCATCAGGGCGTTGATCGCCTGCATGATATTGTCAGGAATATCGGGGGAGGCCGGCGGCCGAACCGCGTACGGCCGGTCCTGCGACAAGTAAATGTCCCGCAGGAGCGAACTGGCCGCGCGGCACTTCTGCGCGATGATGCGAGCATAGATCGCGGACCCACCCCACTTCGCAATTTCCATCAATTTGGTGGCGTCGTACTGCCCATTGAAGATGCGCAGCGCCTGCAGAAGGCGTTCAGACCAGCCGGCAGCCGTATTGCGATGGTTTCGGAAAATCTCAAACTGGCCCCGGATATAAGAGACCAGTTCCTGCGGGGGCGGCGGCTGCGGATTGAACGCGCCAGCCTTATCGGAGGCCTGCTTGGCCAATTGCGCTTCAAGCTGTGCAGGCGGGATGACCTGTATAGCGCCGGCTTGCCCCAAAAGCTGATCACTCATGAATGATTATTCCTGCGCGCGTGCAAGCACCACGTAACGCGAGGCGCGTTTATAGATACTTAAGGCTTGTTGCGCGCTTATGGCACGCGTAGGTTCGAAAAATGATAACCACCATCCCGACCGCCCCCGCACCTGTTACCGCCACTGTAACATTGCCAGCGGATTTCACCATCCACAGCATCGCCGCGCTCGTACGCGACGTGGCAGTGGCCATGGAAGACATGCCTGCGGTGCTGAAAAAGCACGGGCTGACCCAGCAACAATATGACAGCCTAGCGACCAACGAATTTTTTCAACGCGTGCTCGAAGACGCGGTGCAAAATTGGCATAAACCCCAATCTACAAAGGAAAGGGTTGCATTAGCAGCCGCAATTGCGATAGAAGATGCGTTACCGAAGATCGCCGCGCGCATGTCCGCAGCCCGTGAGAACCTAGCCGATGTTGTTGAAACGGCAAAACTGTTCGCGGACCTCGCGGGCATGGGTCCAAAAGCCAATCAGATCGCGCAGCCGACTGGTGAAAAATTCTCAATCAATATCAACCTCGGCAACGACCGCCTCCATATTGAAACAACGCGCCCAATGGAGGGCGGCGTCGCGGCGTTACTCCCAGACAGCCAAAGGCCGGGAGACGCAGCAGCGCTACGACCAGTCATCGAAGGGGAGCGCGCGGCGCTTCCGCTTGCAAACCTCCACGATCACGCTAGCGAGATACCAGCGGTACAACCACTCCCCCAAGGGAACAGCGCGGACTTACCGTTATTCGACCCGCAAGAGCACATTGAAACCGGCCTCTAATCGGAGATAAATGATGGGTACGCTTCTCAAGACGGACACTGAACGCTTGCGCGACGCGACCAATGAACAGCGCAAATTACAGCGCGAACTCACGGCGGCCCGCATCCTTACCCGCAAACTCCAAACGAAAGAGGACACCGCCGAAAGCATACGCAAGATCATGTTCGGTATCGCCGAACGCGACCCGGCGCCTCCTAAGTGGGTAGCCGGCAAGGGCGTCGTACATGGCGAGCGGGGCGGCCCGGTCCTCATGGTCAGTGACATTCACCACGGCGAACGCGTCAGTAAGGACGAGACCCGCGGGCTCAACGAGTTTAACGCCGAAATCAGCGCCGAGCGCTTGAAACGGCTGTTCGGGACAACGATCGATCTATCCCACAACCACATGGGCCGAGCCAACGTCAAGTATCCAGGCATCGTGGTCTGTCTCGGTGGCGACTTGATCGGCGGCGATATCCACGAAGAACTGATGGTCACGAATGACCGAACACCGCAGCAAGCCGTGGACGAGCTAACCGATCTCCTGGCCGCCGGCATCAAGCAGTTAGAGGCCGCTTTCGGGCGCGTGTTCGTGGTTTCCGTCGTGGGAAACCACGGGCGTGGCACCTTGAAGCCTCGATCGAAAGGAGCCGTCTACACGAACTATGACTGGCTCATTTCGTGCAACCTGAAACGCTATTTCGAAGGGCACGTCGACCCATTCACAGGTCAACAGATCGCCGGGTGCAGCGAGAACGTCAAATTCCTAATCCCGGTCGATCCGGATGCCTACTTCAGTGTCTATGGGACCCGGTTTCTCCTGACCCACGGCGACCGCATGGGCGTCAAGGGCGGCGACGGCATCATCGGTGCGCTCGGCCCGATCGCCCGCGGCACGGTGAAGATCGGCAACAGCTATCGCCATATCGGCGTCGACTTCGATTTCCTGCTCGGCGGCCATTATCACCAGCTTCTGTGGTTGCCGAACGCCATCTTTAACGGCTGCGTGAAGGGCTACGACGAATACGCCCGGCTGGTTCTGCGCGCCAGCTATGACCGGCCGACCCAAGCGCTGTTTTTCGTGCATCCCGAGCATGGCATCACGGCGCGCTGGGCGGTCTATCTGGAAGGCCGCAAGAAAGCCCACGCCGATAAGGCTTGGGTCGGCTGGGGGCAGTAATGTCAAAGAAAATACATGACGGACAAACCAAAGCGAAACGCTGGCGCGTGCGTAACCGGGCAGCATTTTTACGCTCAGCGAGATCGTCCAATCTGCGACGCAATTACGGCCTCAGCCTACAAGATTATGAAAATATGCTACAAAAGCAAAATGGTCATTGCGCCACATGTACTAGAACGCCGCATGAAGAATATCACGGCGTATTGCATGTAGACCATGATCATGTGACACGAAAGGTACGCGGTTTACTATGTACACGTTGCAACTCAATATTAGGGTATGCATATGAAAACCCCCAAACGCTAACCAATCTTGTACTGTGGCTGCGTCAACATGGCGAATAATCTAACCTATAATGCTCCCGCCACCTGCGCCCGTTTTATGAAGTCGGAAGCGTTTGGCCGCATTATAGTCGGACCAGTAGGCTCCGGAAAAACAACCGCCTGTATCCTTGAACTCTTACGTCGCGCCCTTATGCAAGCGCCCGGACAAGACGGCTATAAATATACTCGGTTTGGGATTATTCGTACAACCTTGAAATCGTTAAAAGATACAGTACTCAAAGACTGCGATACGTGGCTCGCCACCAACGGCTTAGGCATTTGGAAAGTCAGCGAAAGTATTTATCACGTCTGCTTCGATAACGTCCGCAGTGAATGGATATTCCTGCCGCTTGAAAGCGCCGAAGATCAGGCCCGCGTACTGTCCATGCAGTTGACGGGCGCCTGGATTTCAGAGGCAATTGAAAGTGATATCTCCATTTTGGCTCCAATTTCAGGGCGTTTAGGGCGATACCCAAGCGGCGGCCGCGGAACCCCAACATGGCATGGAATAATTTGTGATTCCAACATGCCCACGGAAATGAGCGAGTGGCACGGCTTCATGACAGCCATGGAAGCCATGCAGATACCAGACTGGTCACTCTTTCGTCAGCCGAGTGGCATGAGCCCCGAAGCCGAAAATCTGGAATGGCTGTTACAGTCACCTGTAACAATGAAACTGCCAGAATATAGTCAAATGCGTCGCACGCAAGGGCGCCGCTATTACGAGCGCCTTGTGGGGATGTACGGCGAGGCATCGGACTGGGTGAAGCGCTACGTGCATGCACAATACGGCGACGATCCGAGCGGCGCCGCAGTCTTCAAGAACACGTTCAACCCTCAATTCCATATCGTCGAGGAAACCAACTTATTCCCGGGCTACCCGATCCTCGTCGGGCAGGACTTCGGCCGTAACCCGTGGAGCCTGATCGCACAATGCGATCATATGGGAAGGCTGATCATCCATGAAGAAGTCCCAGGCATCAACGTGGGTCTTGAAAAACATCTGCAGCAGAACTTGCGGCCGCGGTTGCTTACCGACCGATACATGCCCTACCGAGTTGCTTTGGTGGGCGACCCGTCCGGTGTGGCGAAAAACAGTCACAGCGAAGAAAGTAGTTTCGAACTGCTGCAACGATTTGGCTTCCCTGCATTCCCGGCTGTTACAAACGACATTGAACCCCGACTTAGAGCAATTGAAGCCCTCCTTCTCCGACAAACTAACGGAGGCCCAACGCTGCTTATTAATCGCTCGGGATGCCCTGTCCTATGTCGAGCGTTGGCTGGTGGATACCGATTTACAAAAACCAAGACCGGCATTCTTAAGCCCACCCCCGACAAAGAAAATGGCATCACCATCGACGGCGTCCACATCGCGTTCTCGCATGTGGTCGACGATCTGCAGTATCTGGCGCTCACGGTCCACGGAGGCCTGACCAGCTACATCGGAGAGTACATGCGGCCGCGCCCCAAAAAGAACGCGGTGCGTATAAATTCGGCAGGATGGACTTAAGACTTTGATTTATCTGCGAGGGCAGTCGCGTGCGTCTCGATCGTAGTCGTCTGCTTGTTATCGGTAATGCTAACTTCGGCGTGGGTTGACAGCCCCAATTTCTTCATTTCGCTTACCAGCAGGCTCTGTTTGTATTGCAGCTTGGCGATCTGCTTAGCGCGGACACGTTCGCGCCGGCTCATGAGCCATTGATTGATCGGCGGCGTCTGCAGGGTAAGCACCGTGTAATACGTGCCGGCGGCGAGACCAGCAAACGCCGCAATGACGATCGGGATCAACCCAAATACACCAAGAAGGGCGGCCAACAAGCCACCAAGCGAGAACCAGTGACCTACCGCAGTCGGATCGACGTGCGGTAGCGGTGTATCGGAGATCATGGCACTACCTCTGAGGCACCCTGCGCAGCCTAGACTTAAGAAAGCCTCACTAACGGCGAGGCACACTGGTGAAGCAGTTCCAAATCCTTCACCGCGGCGGCTCGCAGTTCTCCGATTTCCGCCACGATTTTCTCGCCAGCGCTGTCAATATTTGGCGTTTCCTGGCCTAATTTCTTCATTTCCTGGCCATAAAACGTGCAATCGGTGAGTTTTGCGGCAAGGCAGTGCACGCGCGTGCAGCGCGCCAGAACTGCCGCAAAATTCTCGTCGGTAACACGTCGGGTATGAGAAACCAGCACAGTGGCGTCGAACATATCGCAGAGGGCGTTCAGTTCGACACGTTCACCGTCCGGAGTGAGGGCCGAAATCAACACGTCTTCGTATTGCATCAGGAAGGCATATTGCTGCGCGGCGATAATCTGCGGATCGATCTTAGTCTCGGGCAGCGGCAATGAGGACGTTGGCTGTGGCGTTCGCGATTTCGGCTTTGACATTGATGGCTCCATTGTCTGCCAGGAGGGACAATAGCGCTGCCTTGGTCTTCGGGTCAATGAAATAGCCGCCGCCCCACACAGTTTGCACGGCGCCATTGAACTGCGCGTCGTGATCGCGCAATTTCTTCCGCAGCTTGCAGATCATCACGTCGACCATCTTCGGGTCCGTAAGTTCCAGCTTGTTCGGCCGGGACTGCCGTTGCATGCGTTGCTGCTCGATGATCCCGTGCAGCATCCCTTTGTCCGCGTGTTCACATCGGATCAGCGCTGTCAAGAAGCCGGCTTCGAGTTTGGTCAGCTTGAACACGCGCTGCGCTACGAACTGTAGATTGCTCGCCTGCGGCTTGGCGTCGAACTGCGGCAAGCGATCGGCATCGCGCGCGGTCGGCGGCCAGTCAGGCTTGGGGACTTCTGAGATCGAGCCGATCGAGTGCAGATAGTTCAGCACAATGTACACTTCGCCCAGTTCGTAGGCGAAAATACGTCCGATTGCCCCAACAGGAATACCTTCACACGCCGCCCGTTGTATAGGAGCGTGGAGTTCCACGGGGATAGCGTCAGCGTCGTCGGGGGCCGGTGAACTCATGCCGCTACCTTGCTGTTCGCTGGTAAATAGAAGGTAAACAGCAGGTGCGCGGGCCGAACCCCCTAGTTCTTCGCAGCCCTCCATCAAAGGCCACAAGCACCGCGCACCCATGAGTGTCATACCAAGCCATGGCTAATATTCACTCAAGGGGCGGCGTGGGGCTGGCGATAAGGCCAAATGCGATAATACTCAGTTGCCAGTTGAACTGCACCGGGAACGCCCACCAACCGGTGGACGGCACGCTATCATCGATACCACTGTGAAACTGGGTCAGCGTATACGACGGGATCGTTTTCGTTTGCACCTTGGGGTTTTTCCCGTTTACCGTCGTCGTGACCTCGTCGCGCGCGGAGGCGGTGTATCCCGGCAAAAACGCGGCCGGATAAAGTTCCTCGTCCCCGGATGTGACCACAACTGAGACATTCGCCGTATCCGGCACATCAACCAAACTCATGGTGAACTCAAACGGAAGCGGTTGTCCGGGCCCGTTTGTTACCTGCGTTTCAGTTTGGCCGGTACCCGGGCCTTTTAGGATGGTCGACGTAATAATCGTCTGAACCCCAATATTCATCGGGATCGGACCTTGTCTTTGAATGATTTTTCCCGGCGAACTTTCCGCGACAAGATAAAACAACAGTTCAGGCGCTTGCCCTTGTACGAACGTCGTGTCTGTTGACTGGGTCGCATCCGCGGGCGAGCTATCCGGCGGGAAATAGTTCGTGCCGCCGACCAATTTTTCGCCGCCCGAGAAACTAAACGTGCAGGTGAGCAGCCCTTCCGTCGTCGACTTACTGGAAAAATGGATGCCAGTGATCTTCTGGAAGGGGCTGAGCGGCCCGATGGTTTCCGCGGCAGCGCTGCCGCCGGGGCTCGATGCTGAAGATGCCATACTTACACCCGGGATTATACCGCTGGTTATTCAGGCTGCGCGTAGCTCGCTCCCGGCAGGACGCTCGTGTCAAAACAGAACGCATCCCCGAGCGCCAGATTAGGGCGTGTCTTCAGATCGTCTGCGACCTTGCCGAGCGCCGGCAGCTTCGCGGCCTCGCACTCCTGCAGGGTGGCGAACGAGCCTTTCTGGCCGACTTCGTCATCGATGACAGTCACCCAACCCTGGCCAACGGCGGCAAACGTAATGAACAGCATGACAGGTAACATGGTTTTCTCCTTGCGGTAGACGCGGTTCAGAATGGTTGGCCCCGGGGTGTCGGCCGGACAGGCCGATCCCGGGGCCGTGCACTGCTTGAGGCTGGGGAGCCACCGACTGGCTATGAACCATATCGGCGCAGTGTAGCTGTTATCCCGTTGTATCGTCCTTGGCAGCAACGCTTTCCCTCGGGGCGCCGTCGGCGTGACGCGTGAGCGCAACATTCACCCACATGCCGAGCGTACGCAGTTCACGAAAGATAAAAGTCTTGTCCGGCCCGGGCGGCAGCACCTGATCCAGTTCCGCGGCAAAACGCGCAAAGCACGTCCGCATGCATGCCATATCCTGAAGCTGCGTTTCGGATGGCTTCAGATATTCGAACGTCGATTTGTGAAGCTGCGCCATGGGGGTCCACTCTCCGGTGTGTGCATCGTATTTCCGGTTCAGCATGCTTCCCTCCCGTGGCCAAAGTCAAGCGATTAGGAAGGTGCAGTATATCCGTTAATGTAAATGGTGGGCAAACCTTTTGTTGAACTCGCTGCCGCCATGAACGTCGGCACGAGGTTCGGCTTTGCCGCGGCCTGGGCCGCAGTGGCTTGCAGGTACTCTTTGAAGTGGAGCGCCTTAGCCAGCGCCTGCGTGGTGACGATGTTCACCGTGCGCAGATAGTGAACTTCCTTCGCGTTGTACGCGATGATGCGCGCGTTCGACCGTTGGTCTGTGCTGGTGCCCATGCGGCGAGTGTACTATGCACTTGTTACAGAAGCTGTAACACGCGGACGTTCCACAGGTGGGCCCAAAAACAACGCAAACTGTGGAACATCAGGCCGCGGTCTACACCCCAGTTTCCGCTATCAGCTTGTTCCGGCAGAGCCAAGAGCCATCGCTGAACGTCTTTTCAGGCTCCCCGAGCAAGAGCCTTACCGCTTTGGCGACCTGCGGCATAGAAAAATCGTGTCCACCAATGTATGCGTCCAGGCGTACGACACGCGCACACGCGAGAATATCCGCCACCACGGCGTCAAAATGATGGTTCCCGTCGATGTAGGCGAAATCAAAGATGGCAGTCCGGAACCGATCAAGCGCGCGAGGGCTCGCGTCGCGGATAACTTCAAGTTGCCACCACGCTCCTGGATTGCAGAGCGTGGCGGTATATTTTTCGCAGCGCTTCATGAACCCTGCAAAGGTGTCATCCGCGCCGGCCCACGGATCGATCGCGACTACATCCGGCACACGGAGACAGAACAATTCTGTCGATATCCCGTGGAAACACCCAATCTCGATCATGCGGGAAGGTTTCACGACTTCAAGGAGGTCATCCAGCCCCTGCAGCATATTCAGGGGGTCCGTGCCGCCCACGTCCATGCGGGGCGTCTGCAAGAGTTCTTCGAGCCGCGTCATTGACTTTCTCGCCTGTTAGCGATCGCAGGGACATACGCGAAGGTGCCCGTAGTAGCAGCACGGGGACGAGTGCGCCGGCAGCG